CTGACGGATGAGGAGATCGGCAGTTTATGGGATGGTCATGTTGTGCCAGTGTTTGGCAAAAACGGTATCAATCCAATCGTATTTGCCCGAGCCATCGAAGCAAAACTCAAGGAGAAGAATGGATGAGCATGTGTCCCTCCTGCGGGGACTGGAACACCCGCACGACTGCGACGAGGAAAGACACCCGGTACAACTGGGTGTGGAGACGAAAGAAGTGCAACGAGTGCGGTCACAAGTTCGAGACGTACGAGCTGCCGACCGACTGCATCACCGAGCCTGATGAGTGGGTCAACCCCAACGGAAGATTAGATAAATGAGTTTGAAGATTCAGAACTACGTCTCGCTGTTAGCGCATCTGACGGAAGGTGCAGTAAGCGCACAGGATCTTGCAGATCTAACGGGTCTGCACGTAGAGACGACAAGAGCGTTTGTGAAGGAAATGCACAAGCGCGGGCTGGTCCACATCGCGCAGTGGGACACGCGACTCAACCGGCGCATCAAGCTGCCTATGTACAAACTAGGAGAAGGTATTGACAAACCCAGACCCAAACCCATCCCATCAGCCGAAGTCGCAAAGCGGTACAAGGAGCGGCAAAAGCTCAAAGCGCAGTTCGATCCCTTCTACGCCCTGTGCCGCCCTGTGGCCGTTTCCCGAAAAACTGATCGTTTGTAGTCCGTACACCGGACCTAAACCCAAAGCCCTCCGACAGGAGGCACTTGAAGATGGAGAACCACCGTGGTGAATGACGCAATGCAACAAACCCTTGACCTCAGTATTCCGATCGCAACCGAAGCGGTTTCTTTGCCTGTCCCACCGGCAGCACCGCGCAGAAAACGTGGTCGCCCCAAAGGTAGCGGCAAAGCTACGGGCAAGAAAGTAGTCAGAACGCGACCAAGCGTAGTCAAACCGCAGCCCCCTGAACATCCGCTTACAGCTATCTTTGACGCCGCAATCAAGCAGGTCACCAAGGGTAAGGGTGTGCGGCATGGGGGTGACTCAGTTCCCTTCCTCGATCAGCCGTGGGCTCACTACGCTCAGATGCACGGGCGCGGGTTCTTGACGGGACAAGCGGCCAAGAAGCTTGAAGAGGCTGTGACTACGAAGGAAGGCGAAGCCTACGTTCAGGAGTTGTTGGGAGCGATGGTCTACATTGGTATGGCAGTACTACACAAACAAGGAGAGCGTAAATGAACACCGCAGATCGTAAAGCAGAACGGGATGAGTACCCGACGTATGTACTCAATGGCATCACCTATGTACCGCACTACAGGAACGACAGCGTGTATGTAGGCCCCGGCTACGGTAAGTACAACTTCGACACCTACTCGTACAAAGAGCTGCTTCTGAAGGGTGCCAAGGAGAAAGCCGAAGCTCTGTGGATTCGTGGTACGACCGGTATCGTTAACAAGAAGAATCCATAATGGCAGACACCCCCGAGGCAAAAGTCAAGAAGAAGATCAAGAAGCTTCTCGCCGAGTACAACGTGTACTACGCGATGCCGATTGGGACGATGTTTGGCAACTCGGGGGTGCCTGACTTCCTGTGTTGTGTCAGAGGGAGGTTTCTGGCTATCGAAGCAAAAGCAGGCAAAGGCAGGACGACCGCCCTTCAGGAGAAGCAGTTGAAAGACATACGAGAGGCGGGAGGGTTAGCGTTGGTGGTGAACGAAGACAACCTAGATGAATTGGAGAAGCTGCTGTGCAAGTGATAACGATCGACTTCGAGACGTACTACTCGCAAGAGTTCAGCCTAACCAAGATAACAACCGAGGAGTACGTCCGCTCTGGTGAGTTCGAGGTGATCGGTGTATCTGTGCAGGTGGATGACGGGGAGCCGACTTGGTTCTCCGGTGACATGCCGAGTACGGAGGAGTGGCTCAAGCAGTTCGACTGGGAACGGTCATTTGCTCTCGCGCACAACGCTGCATTCGACGGTGCCATCCTCACATGGCTGTTCGACATCAAACCCAAGGGTTGGTTTGACACACTGTCGATGGGCCGCGCACTGCATGGCACTGAGGTTGGTGGCTCACTGGCTGTGCTTGCGCAGCACTATGGGTTAGGTGAGAAGGGCACGGAGGTCATCAACGCCAAGGGGCTTCGCCGACTGGATTTCCCGCCCGACCAACTGGCCCGGTACGGGGAGTACTGCAAGAACGACGTTGCTCTTACGTATGCGTTGTTTGAGCAGATGGCTCAAGAGTTTCCCATGCCCGAGCTAAAGCTCATCGACTTGACCCTGCGCATGTTCACCGAGCCGGTGTTGGAGCTGAATGTCAATCGGCTCCTCGACCATCTGACATCTGTGCAGAAGAAAAAAGCCGACTTACTCAGTGCTGTTACGCTGGTAGACAAAGAGCAACTGATGTCGAACCACAAGCTGGCAGCTACCCTAAAGCTGTTCGGCGTTGATCCACCAATGAAGACTAGCCCGACTACGGGCAAGGAGACGTATGCCTTCTCGAAAACGGATGAAGCTTTTTTAGCGCTTGCTGAACATGAAGACCCCCGAGTGCAAGCCATCGTAGCTGCACGACTGGGGATCAAGAGCACGTTGGAGGAGACCCGGACTCAAAGATTCATTGAGATCGCCGCACGGGGTTCACTGCCTGTGCCGCTCCGCTATTACGCTGCCCATACGGGTCGGTGGGGTGGCGACGACAAGGTAAACCTGCACAACCTGCCGAGGGGATCAGAGCTTAAGAAAGCAATCGTAGCTCCAGACAACTACATGTTCATCGACTCAGACTCATCGCAAATCGAAGCACGTACGCTCGCATGGCTAGCTGAGCAGGATGGCCTTGTCGATGCCTTCGAGAAGGGTGAGGACGTTTACAAGATCATGGCTTCAGCGATCTACAACAAGCCTGTCGCCGACATCGAGAAGAGCGAACGGTTCATGGGCAAGACCACGATTCTCGGCAGTGGCTACGGCATGGGTGCCCTCAAGTTCCAAGCTCAGCTCAAGGTGTCCAAGGTGAACATCACCAAGGAAGAAGCTGAACACATCATCTCTACGTACCGGAAGACCTACCCCAAGATCGTCAAGTTTTGGGAGACAGCTAACAGCGCATTGAAAGCCGTCCTAGAAAATAAGTTCATGGCATTCGGCAGGGGCGATTTGCTGCGGGTAGAGGGCAAGAAAGGTATCCGGCTACCCAACGGGTTGTACCTACGCTATCCAAACTTGAGGCAGGTGCAAGACCCCGAAACCGGCAATAACCAATACGTCTACGATAGCAAGAAGGGCAAGCAAGTCGTAGAGACCAAGATCTACGGGGGCAAGGTCACCGAGAATGTCTGTCAGGCACTGGCTCGGATCATCATTGGCGAGCAGATGCTAATGATCGCAAAGAAGTATAAAGTGGTGATGACGGTGCACGACGCCATCGGCTGCATTGCACCCATCGAGCAGGAAGCTAATGCCAAGGAATACGTAGAGCTGTGTATGCGTCTGCGCCCTGCATGGGCTCCTGAGCTACCCCTCAATTGTGAAGCCGGTTCCGGCAAGTCGTACGGAGATTGCTGATGTCAGTCGTATGGTCGTTCAGTAGCTTGAAGACGTTCGAGCAATGCCCACGCAAGTACTACCACGTGAAGATTGCGAAGGACATCGTAGAGAAAGACACCCAAGCCACGATCTACGGCAAGGATGTCCATTCAACTGCTGAGCATTACATACGTGATGGCACGGCCATACCAAAGAAGTACGAGTACCTACAGCCTATCCTAGACACGCTCAACGGCATCGAGGGTGAGAAGCACTGCGAGCTAAAGCTCGGACTCACGAAAGACTTGGAGGCATGCGGCTTCAGTGCCAAGAACGTCTGGTGGCATGGCATTGCTGACTTGGTGGTCATCAACGAGGGCAAAGGGTTAGCCCACTCAATCGACTTCAAGACAAGCAAGTCGGCTAGGTTTGCAGATGTAAAGCAGCTCGATCTGGTTGCGATTGGCATCTTCAAGAAGTTCCCTGCCATCAAGCGAGTCAAGTCTGCGCTTGCGTTCGTAGTGAGCAACGAGTTCGTGAAAGCCGAGCATGTAGTTGAAGCCATACCCAAGTACATCGAGAAACCTGCCCAGTCGGTGCAGCGCATAGAAGCGGCAATAAGTAACAACGTATGGAACCCAGTGCAGGGTCCGCTGTGCAGATTCTGTCCTGTACGGACCTGCGAATTTAATAGGAGCTAGAAATGCCCTACGTAAACAAACCTAGACCTTACGCCAAAGAGTACGCACAGTATGACGGCACCCCTGCCGTCAAGAAGAAGCGAGCGGCTCGCAACAAAGCGCGTCGGCTCATGGAGCAAGAGGGGCTTGTGAAGAAGGGAGACGGCAAGGACGTTGACCACAAGCAAGCTCTCAGCAAAGGCGGCACATCGACACGTAGCAACCTACGTGTAAAGAGTGCTTCTGACAATCGGTCGTTCCCAAGGAAAAGCGACCACACACCAAAGTGAGATCCCATGCTATTAGCTGACTATCAGTGGCCTGCGCCACTGGGTATCAAACCGTTCGATCATCAGAAGACAACAGTTGAGTTCTTAGTGGGTCATCCGAAGGCGTTCTGTTTCAACGAGCAAGGAACAGGCAAGACCGCATCCGTCATCTGGGCAACCGACTACCTCATGAACGTGGGCGCGATCAAGCGTGTGTTGGTGGTCTGCCCTCTCTCCATCATGCGGTCTGCATGGCAGCAAGACCTCTTCACATTCGCCATGCACAGGAAGGTTGCGGTAGCGCACCACGCCAAAGCTGAGGTACGCAAGCAGCTGGTACTGAGTGATGCCGAGTACGTCATCGTGAACTTCGATGGCGTAGAGATCGTCAAGAAGGAGATCATCACCGGCAAGTTCGACCTCATCGTCATTGATGAAGCGTCGGCGTACAAGAACGCTCAGACCTCAAGATGGAAGTGCATGCGAGACATCATGCCAGCAGTCCGAGGGCTATGGATGTTGACTGGTACGCCCGCTGCTCAGTCTCCTGCGGATGCTTACGGACTAGCTAAGCTCGTCAACCCACAAGGCGTACCCAAGTTCTTCGGGCAGTACAGAGACTTGGTGATGCAGAAGTTTGGGTTGTACAAGTGGGTGGCTCGCCCCAACGCCGACAAGATCGTGCACAAGGCTCTTCAGCCAGCGATACGGTTTGAGAAGTCCCAGTGCCTAGACCTGCCGCCGATCACGTACTTGACCCGCGAAGCACCGATGAGCGCACAGCAGCGCAAGTACTACGACGCACTAAAAGATGAGCTACACATCGAAGCTGCGGGCGAAGAGATCTCTGCCGTGAACGCTGCAGTCAAGATCAACAAGCTACTGCAGATCGCGTGTGGTGCAGCTTACTCGAACGACAAGAGCGTAGTGGACTTTGATGTATCTCCTAGGCTCGCAGTGGTCGAAGAGGTGATCTCTGAGGCGAGTCACAAGGTGCTTGTTTTCGTGCCGTTCTCACACACCATCGACCTGCTTCAGAAGCACCTAGCTAAGAAGGGCATCACCAGTGAAGTGATCGACGGCAGTGTCAACGTCAACAAGCGCACCGACATCGTTATGCGGTTCCAGAACTCGCCGACTACGAAGGTGCTGGTCATACAGCCACAAGCTGCAAGTCATGGACTGACGCTCACTGCCGCCGACACCATCATCTGGTACGCCCCGGTTACCAGCGTAGAGACGTACCTGCAAGCAAACGCTCGCATTGATCGACCCGGTCAGAAGAACAACATGACCATCGTGCACATCCGCAGTAGTCCTATCGAGAGCAAGCTGTACTCAATGCTGCGGTCAGGCATACAGGAGCACAACAAGCTCGTAGATCTGTATAGGGCTGAGTTCGCATCAACCCCTTGACATTGTCAAGAAGCATGGTAGGATGCCCTTCCTACCGATCAACCCGTGGAGTTAGAGATGTCGGAAGAAGCCGAGATGGGGGCGACCCCGCAGTTGGATAAGTTGACCGAAGCATTTATCAAAATCAGAGACGCAAGGAGTGAGTTGAAGCATGAGTACGAAATAAAAGACAAAGCGCTCGAAGAGAGCGCCAAGATGCTTGAGCAGGCTATGCTCGACGCATGTAAGCAGCTGGGCGTTGACAGCGTCCGCACCCCCTACGGCACGATCATCCGTTCAGTTAAATCACGGTACTGGACGAACGATTGGGATTCGATGTATCGGTTCATCAGTGAACATGATGCGTTCGCCTTGCTGGAGAAACGCCTTCACCAGAGTCACATGAAGGAGTTCCTAGCTGAGAATCCAGACCTGCAGCCTATGGGTCTGAATGTTGAGAGTGAGTACACCGTGGTTGTTAGACGAGCGAAAGGAAACTGAGATGAATGACATCACCATTGTTGACCAGAACATGCCCGACTTCCTCCGTGAGGCTGGGCTTAGCGCACTCACCAAGCAGCTTGCCGGTCGTACCGGCGCGAAGCGGATCGTTCCCCGCAATGGGATCTTCCGCAAGTTAGTCGGCGGCGAGGAGATGGGCAAAGTCAAAGGCCCGATCAACACGATCGTGGTCAATGCCTCTCCGCACGTAGGTCGTATCTTCTACGCCAAGCAGTGGTCTCCCGATGCCGAGCCGACTGCGCCGGATTGCTTCTCGAACGACGGTCGTACTCCTGACGCTGGGGCTAACAGCCCACAGAGTGATCGGTGCGACACCTGCCCTCAGAACGTCAAGGGGTCAGGTCAAGGCAACTCGAAGGCCTGCCGGTACTCTCGCCGACTCGCTGTGCTGCTGGAGGAAGACTTTGGCACTGCACTTGAAGGGCATGTGTATCAGATGAACCTTGCATCGAAGTCGTTGTTTGGTGATAGCCCTTCGGACAAGGTGCATCCGTTCGAGAACTACACGAAGTACCTCGCCAACAACGGCAAGAACATCGATCACCTTGTGACTACGATCATGTTCAATGAGGACAACGACAATCAGTCGGTGGTCTTCACCGCTAATCGGTACATCAACCGTAACGAGTTCGAGGTGCTGAACAAAGCGGCTGCTGCTCCCGAGACGCAGCGTCTGGTGATTATGACTCCGTATCAAGCCGATGCCTCTGGCAGAGGTGCACCCAAGCAGATCGCAGCCCCGCAAGCCGAGGCTGTTGTCGAGCCGACCAAACGCGAAACCCGCAAGCCTGAAGCACCTCCCGCCGAGAAGAAAGATCTCAAGACGGTGCTGAAGGACTGGACTGCCGAGGAGTAATCTATGGGATACGGTTACAGCCAGAACCTAGTTCGAGCCAACAAACAGGCAAGTGCTAGGTCTCTGGGTGTAGCCTTGGGTAGGGTTTGCATTCGACGGGGGGTCAGCGTCACCCAGATTGCAGAGCACTTCGGTGTAAGCAGGATGACGATCTACAACTGGTTCAAGGGGGTTAACAACCCCCGCCCCGATCTCATAGCCCAAGTCCAACGCTACATAAAGAATGCACTGTAAATGCCATTTGACCTACTCGATGCCGTTCTACCGGCAGAAGGACGCTACTGCGTCTTCGGTGTAGGTAAGTACCCTGCGCAATCGTTTGTAGACACACGAGAAGAGGTAACAGCCAGAGCGGAGGAGCTGGTTCGCAAACGCATGAATGCGTTCTTTGGCTGCGCCAAATACGGCCCCGAGAACAACCGCACACATGAGAACGCGCACTTCTTTCGAGCCCTATGGTTAGACCTTGATTGTGGAGAAGCAAAGGCAGCAGAAGGCAAAGGCTACCCAACACAGGAAGCTGGACTCCTTAAGCTGCGTGAGTTCTGCAAAGTACTTAGCCTGCCAAGGCCCATCATCGTAGATTCAGGCTACGGTCTGCACATCTACTGGTTGTTTGAGGAGGTACTGACACAGAGAGAATGGGTTCCTTTGGCTAAGCGGCTGAAGGAGCTGTGCGTCAAGCACAACCTGATCGTTGATCCTGCGGTCTTTGAAGCATCACGAGTGCTGCGTATTCCGGGCACCTTCAACTTCAAGCATGACGGCAAAGTTGAAGTCACCGTGATCAACGAAGAAACGGAGAGGTTGCCGTATGCGCGAGTGAAGGAGCTGCTCGGCTACGAGCCCTCCGAAGATGAAGTACCTGACTACCTGCCGCAGAAGCGCAGCACGATGATGCAAGCCCTGATGGGCAACCGTGTCAAGCGGTTCAGTCTCATCATGAAGCACTCGGCGGAAGGGAACGGATGTCAGCAGCTAGTCCACTGCTACGAGAACCAAGCGACGTTAGAAGAACCGATGTGGCGAGCGGCGTTGTCCATAGCTGCGTTCTGTGAAGATGGGCGCAAGTCTGCGCACAAGATGTCGGATCAGTATCCCGGCTATGACCCTGATGAAGTAGATAAGAAGCTGGACTACATCATCGCCAAAGGTGGTCCGTACACCTGCGGCACGTTTGAGAGCTTGAACCCAACAGGTTGCGAAGGGTGTCCTCACAAGGGAACCATCAAGTCGCCGATTGTGTTGGGTGCAGATGTAGCCGAGGCTGACAGCAACGAGGTGGTTGTAGAGACAGCGGAGGGTGTGCAGAAGTACGTCATACCGACGTACCCGTTCCCGTATGTCAGAGGCAAGAATGGCGGCATCTACAAGAAGCCGATGGAGGAAGAGGAAGAGCTGGTACTTGTGTACGAGTATGACTTCTATCCGGTCAAGCGGATGAAGCATCCTGAGCTAGGTGAAGTTGCGCTGTTTCGACTCCATCTTCCGCAGGACGGTGTCAACGAGTTCGTGCTGCCGATAACGGCAGTGGTTGTCAAAGAGAAGCTACGAGAGGGCATCGCCCATCACGGGGTGGTGACCACGGGTAAGCAGATCGAGTTCCTTACCCACTATGTAGCTGCATCCCTAAAAAATATGCAGTTTGAAAGGAAAGCAGAGATCATGAGGACACAGTTTGGCTGGGTCGATAAGGACAGCAAGTTCATCCTCGGCGACCGAGAGATCACCAAAGACGGGGTGTTCCATAGCCCTCCGTCTGCCGTCACGAAAGATGTGGCGCAGCATGTCCACTCCAGAGGGACGCTTGAGAAGTGGCAGGAGGTGTTCAACATGTACAACCTCCCCGGTCTTGAGCCCCATGCGTTTGCTGCACTCACTGGGTTTGGTTCGCCGCTCCTGAAGTTCACAGGCCTCGAAGGTGCGCTCATCAACGTGATTCACCCGGAGTCTGGCTCTGGCAAGTCCACCACGCTCTACATGTGCAACAGCATCATGGGGCATCCTAAACGTCTTGGATCTATTTGGAAGGACACAGCTAACGCAAAGATCCAAGTGCTCGGTGTGATGAACAATCTGGCGAACACGATTGACGAGATCACGAACACCACACCGGCTGAGTTCTCAGAGCTGGTCTACAGCATCACGCAAGGTCGGGGCAAGAACCGAGTCAAGAGCAATGCGAATGAGCTGAGGGTGAACAACACCTCATGGCAGGGCATCTCATTGGCGTCGGCGAACGCATCGTTCTACGAAAAGCTCGGTGCGCTGAAGACCGCTCCGGACGGTGAGATGATGCGGTTGCTTGAGTACCACATATCTCCCAACGATATCATCGACCCAGCACGAGGCAAAGAGCTGTTCGATCATCAGCTGTTCGACAACTATGGGCATGCAGGAGAAGTCTACTTGCAGTGGTTGGTCAACAACCTTGAGGAAGCCAAAGACCTACTGATGAAGGTGCAGGCTCGGCTCGACAAGCAGCTTCAGGTAACGCAGAAGGAGCGGTTCTGGTCGGCAACAGCAGCTTGCAACATTACGGGCGGGTTGGTTGCCAAGAACCTCGGCCTGATTGACTTCGACATGAAGCGGATCTATGACTGGCTTGTCGGTATGTTAGCCATGATGAGGAAGGATGTAGACATCCCAGACGCTACCCCTCAGTCGGTGCTTGGGTCGTTCATCAATTCGTACCTGAGTCATGCGCTGGTCGTGAACGGTACGGTCGATACAAAGACTGGACTGACGCCCATGCCGCTATCTGAGCCAAGGGGTGAGCTGATCATTCGCTATGAACCTGACAGCAAGTCACTGTATGTACCCGCTGCAGTGTTCAAGAAGTATTGCGTTGAGCGGCAGGTCAACTACAAAGATACGCTGCGGTCACTGGCTGCTGATGGGGTGTACCTCGAACCAGTCAACAAGCGCATGAGCACAGGTATGAATATCTCGTCACCACCTGTCCGGGCGTTGAAGTTCAATGCCAAAGACTTCGGTATCGAGCAAATTGTTACGCAGAATGCGAGTTGAAGGCGTCAGCTATCAGATGGACTGGTCTAAGTTCCGTACGGGGTACTCGTTCTTTGTACCCTGTATAGACCAGAAAGCAGCACGGGCGGCAATCAGGGAAGTGACCAACCGGCTCGGCATACGCATCGAGACCAAGGTTGTGATCGTAGATGGAGTGAAGGGGTTGCGCGTCTGGAGAGTCTGAGTTACAATGCCTCTGTCGTCATTGCTCTCTCCTTCTCTCTGTGTGTTCTTCCAGAGTTGGCCCCGGTCTAAGACCGGGGCTTTTTATTTGGCGGCTTCGGCTGCTAGCTTACGACCCGACACATCAAAGAGCTCCATCATCTGCGGGTAGTACTTCTTCTCAACGGCAAGCCCACGCTCTGCAGTTACTCGGCGCTCCAAGCGAGTACGCAAAGACTTTTTAATTTCCGAAGGTCGGATTGGGTCGAACCAATTTTTGGCGTTGTACTTGAAGATGTCTTCCAGCACCTTATCCACATTTCCATCTTCACGTAGCTCCAGATCAAGTCGGTCCATAAGCTTGCGCTTCTGATTTTGAATTTGAATCCGCAAAGCATTGGCCCTAAACAAATCTTCTCGTCGAGCCACAAGCCCTTCGGTGCTGAACCCCGCGCTTTGGCCGATGATCTGCCCAATCGTAAACTCGTTGGCGGGTTTGATCTCTGCACCCCACGTAGTAGACGCACCTTCCGTAGCATAGCGATACGCAGTGACCGGTGACCTAGCGATAGCGGGAAGCAACTGCTCCATACCTTCAAGCAGCTTTCCTTGGTTAAAGAAGTCAATTGCTTTGGGAAGTTGCTTGCTGATGAGTGATGCAAACGGACCCATCAACGAGATCAAATAGTCCTGCATCGCAGCCTGAGCAGTTGCGGTTTCCTTCAGTTCAGGGAACCACATGTTGTTCAGCGACATGCTGCCGGTAAAGTCAAACCCAGTGAGCGAAGCAATGACTCCACGATCCACAACATCTGACAACGGCTTGCCTGCAATCGTGATGTTTCCAAACGTCTGCGGTATCCAGATGTTGCGGAACCAAAGCATCAGATCCCGTTTCTCAAGCGGATCGTCCTCGTCATCATCCATCATTACCTTGCGCAAGCCTGACAACACGCCGAGAGCAAACGAGAAACCGGGGATGCCCATCACACCAGCAAGCGTGAACGACATCAAAATAGTTCCAAAGAACTGCACGGCTGCTTCTTTACGCTCTTCTTTCGTGTAGCCCTTACCCAGCATGCGATACAGATTGCGCACGAAGTAGGTAGTCACGAAGGCTGGGAACATCTTAAATTGCAGAATGGCTCGGCCCAATGGCTTGTGCGCATCCAGCAAAACTTCTCGCTCAGCAGTAGCACCGATACCCCGAGGACGGTTAGAAGAGGCAAAGTTGCTCAGCGCATCGTAAGTTTCTTTCTCCGCACGTTGTGCAATTTGCTCAAAAGACTCGTCTGGATACTTCTGTCGGTTTAACCTGAACGAAGCCATGAACGTCACTTCACGGATCAGCCGTTCGCTGTGATGGAACAACGCAGTCATGGCGTTAATAGCCGCCCTAGCCCCGCGTCGGAAAGTTGAGTTTTGCACTTCAGTGGGCATCTTCTTGCGGTTACCCAAATCATACGCAAGTGTGTTTTCAGTCAAGCCTCGATCAATCATGTACTGAACCGCTTGGCGTTCTTCAGGGTTTAGCTTCACGCGCTTAGATTGAGCAATCGTAGGCGCAACCCACGAAGTAGATCCGTCCGCATTCTCCCTACGTACGCCGACGCTGTTCCAGATAGCAGCAAACGAACCCAAAGCCTTAGCTGTACGCGCTGTCCCGTGCCTAGACGCAAGCACCGGAGCGGTGAACGTAGGTATGGCAAGCAACTGAGCAACAGCCGTCTTTACGTTCGTCATCATGTAGAGGAACGCGGTTTGATTGGCAAAGTTAGCCGCCCGATGCCCAAGAGCATTCTCAGGAGCAGGGTTCATCTCCCTGCCCGTACGCATCTTCATTTCAGTAACAAACTCACGCAAACGTGCAGCTTCTGGATTACCCTTTAGCTCTGCCTCTGCAGCTTGCATGGCGTTAGTGATTACCGGCCCATACTTAAGCCGAGACAGTTGGTTGGACATGGCAGTGCTGAGGGTCATAAAGTTGCGAGCGAGATCGCCAGAGAAACCCTCTTTGCCTTGCCGATGAATGAACTGTTTGCGGAAACTAGCATCCGGCAAGGTGTGCAAGATCATCTGATAGATGCTGTCTTTCAGCCGTTCTTTGTTGACCTTATCCAACTCAGGGCGTTTGTTGCCGAAGTCATCTGTAGTGCCAGTGGACTTCATACTGTCGATAGTGTCAAACATGTTCTTAAGTACGTCGTAGTACTTAGTCATGTCTTTACGGGCACTTTCGATGTCGTTGCCATCACTCAGAACATCGTCTTCTCTAAACTTGTTCAGATCCGCATTGGGGTTAGCTGCCTGCTGTTCGCGGAACCAAGTCTTGATGAAGAGTTCTTTATCGGACTGCGACTCGAACATGTACATCTTTCCGGATTTTCCTTTGCCAATCCGCACCCAAAAGTTGCCGTAGCGCATGAGCGGGAAGTAAGGATCGATAGCTCGTCCGGTCTCCTGCATCTTTCTGATCGACGCAATCAAATTGCCTTTGGGGGTAGACGCGTCCGAAACATCACCGGGCAGATCAAACGCAGTGATCCAACCGTTTAGCAAATCGTAGTGCAGGTTGTAGTTCTTGACGTAGTAGTCACGGGTGTCTTCGTACAGCTGCTTTGCTTCCAAACTAAGTTTGCCCCAGTACGTCTTCAAAGTTTCGTACTTGAGTTTGCCTTTGGCGTCACGCTCATTCAGGTTTACCCTAGTTGGATCAACCCTACGCAACGTGCTGTAGTCTTGCACTACCCCCAGCAGCTTGTACATTTCTGGGTTTTTAAGCTGCAGCTTCACTTGCCGTTCGCTTATATCAGCGGCTTCGGCAAGCATTTGAGTCTGCATAGCTTGCATGCTCTTAGTCGCACCCCAAGCTACTTCAGTGTTCTTCAGACCCAGTCGGCTAGCCCAGTCCACTAAGGTTTCGGTTTGCAACGTCGGCAAAAGTTGCCGCAGGGCTGAGCCTTTGAAGGACGCAAACTTAGAAGTTAGTACGTCCAAAAGCAAATCGCTCTTGCGCTCGTTGATGAGCTGCCGCACTCCGTCCATGAACGTAGGGCTAGATGAGTGAGAACGCAAAACTTTCTGAAGCGTGGCGTCTACTTTCTGCTTTTTAGCTTTTGCTTTGGCAGCTACGTTAGCGGCAGGGGGAGTCGGCGGCGTTGGAGCCGCAGCAGCTTGAGCAAAAGCCGCTTGCTGAGAGCGCACAAACTTGCCGGGAACAGCGATGAGTTTGTCTGTGGCGTCAATGAGTCGAGAAAGAGCCGACTGGTCGTTGGGAGCCATCCCCAAGAAACGCAGGATTGCCTTCACAAATCTAGAGAATCCTGTGGTCCCCTCCATTGGCACCGTCTTCAGGAAGTCTTGAAAGACAGGGTCTGACATACCATAGGAAAGAAACTCATCAAGATCGCTGAAAATGTCGTACTTACCAGTGCGCTCGTTCTGCGTACCAGCAACCGTCAACATCAGGTCTTCCGGCATATCTTCCAAAGCTCTGAAGTGCGTTTCAGCTCGCCGAGCGATACGAGCCAAGTCCATGAACAGACTTTCAACTTCAGTAGCAAGCCCGCTTACCGGCTGGCCGCGCAGGATGGCATCTCGATAAGCCTTCAGTCTTTGCCTACCTGCAGCAATCTTGGCCTGTAATGCAGCATGCAGTACTTCATGCAATACGGTGACGTTGTTTGCACCCTGCAAAGGGTCAGCCGCACTTCTGACATAGATAGTGTTTGTGCTTGGTATGAACACACCACGAGCTGTACCCCAACCCGGATCGCCCTTAAGTTCTCTCGGGGGCGGGTCGCCCGGTTCAAGGACTACAAACTTCGTGTTCTGAAGAATCTTGAGGCCACTAAGCCGACGAGCAAGAGCGCGTTGAAAGGCGTTGCCCGTACGAGCAACGTGAGCTGCAGCTTGTCCAGCAGTTGTGAACTTGCTAAAGCGAACGTCTGCTTTGTCTACGTTTGGAGTTTGAGAGAACTTGGGTGCTTGATCTGCCGCAATCCTATTGATCGCAGCAAGGTTCAGCTGATTCCGCTCGGCGAGATCGGTGATTTGTTTCTGAGCTCCTTCGCTCAGCGTATCGAACGCAGGTGCACCGGGGAGGTTCTCAACAAGAGACGCGTACTGCTCTTGAGGGGTGAGCTGCTTGGGTTCTTCTGCTGGTTTGACTTTAGCAGCGGACCCGTCTACCACAACAAGAGATGTTCCTTGGGTACCTTCATCTACAAAAGCAGAATCAAACTGCGGTAGTGCTTTTAGAACAGAAGCAATTTGCCCATAACTAGGCAATCCCGTTTTTGATATTAGAAAACCTTCGCTAGTAAGTGGAGGTAGCTGTTCATCAGGCTCGCGTGTCTTATTCCACTCAGTTCGTGCTTTGTTATAAGCAGCACGGTGTGTATCTTTTCTGAGGTCCAGTGTGTTTTTTGTGTTAACAGTGACTTGATATACCCGCCCCGGACCAGTTGCGGTTTTACCCGCAAAAGCTACCTGTTTTTTTGCGTATTGCGTTGCAACGTCTTTGTTGGAGGTAAAAAATGTTAACCCACTAAACTCAGCGATCTCTGTATTAGGAGACCCATGATACATTTCGGTAGATACGGGGTTAAGTTTTTCGCTTTTGGGCTTGCGCTTCTTCGTTGCCTTGGGTTCAACCACAGCCTCGATCTCAGCTTCGACCTCTCCTTCAACCTGCGTATCAAACAGATTAGCTATGGCGATATCGTTTGTACCAGCTTCGTCTTCAGTGGCTCTTCTACCACGAGCACCGGCAACTTGCTCAACAACAGCGCCATCATCCTCTTCAGCGTCACGCCCTTTAAGGTTTGACTCAATGTTCCGAGCTGCAGCAAGCTGCTGTTCAAAAGTCATGCTCTTCTTGGCCGCTCTCTTAGGCTGCAGAACACGGATCTCTTGTGCAGCACCCTCCAACGAGCGGACATTGGTGCCCCGCTCCCAGTCGGCATCCCAATCAATGGGCTTCTCTTCAAAGACCTTGAGCTTCAGCTGCTCCAGCTTGTACTCTTTCTCTTTGAGCAGTAGCTTAGCTTCATCGACAGGTTTATTCTGCCTGAACGCAGCCAGTCTCTTCCCGAGATCAGCAATCTTCTGTTTTTGCTTGTTGATCTTGTCTTCAAGTTGACGTTTAATTTTTAGAGTTTGTACAGCCCTGCGCTCTGCAGCAGCTGCGACATCGACCGTTTGACTGCGCCAGTTACGCGAGGCTTTTGCCTCCAGAGCATCTAGCCTGTTTTGTTCCTGCTCTACTCTACGCTTATCTCTAGCTCTTTCCGCTTCCTCTTGATTCTGTTTTTTCTCTTCAGGAGTCAGCCGAGTAGCTTTCTGTTGCTCTCTTTGAGCTGCCTCAAACGCAGCAATCTCAGCCTGTTTGTCTTTCCAATCCCCGTACCCTTTCTCAAGCTCTGCGCGTTCAGCCTCAGTGGTGTTTGCCTTCAGCATGTTCCTAGCTTGATTTAGCCGAGGCGTAGACTGTGAGGTCTTGACGATATCAAGGAGAGTGAAGAGCGCGTCCCTACGGCGGTCTTTGTCTTTGGTAGTTAAATCTAATGCAGCCTGTTGCAGTCGGCGAGCATCACGATTCGCTTGCGCACGGACACCCGTACGAGCCTTCGCTCTGGCTGCGCGTTCTTCTGGAGACAGTGCTGGCCTACCGCGACCGCGCAATAAGAGTTTCTTAAACTCTAAAGCTGATTCCGCTGAAGACCGTGCAGGCCGACCGCGTTTCTTAGGCGCAGGTTTTTCTCCCTTACGTAGTTCTTCTACCCGAGCGCCAAACGCTCGTAGTGCTACGTCATTTGCAAAAGCTCCCGCTTTGTACTCATTTAGCGTATCTATCAAATTGTCTCGGTAGCTATCAATTGCTTCCTCTAACCCACCATACTCTTTGCGTTGGTCAAAAGCCGCATCAGCCATGCTCCTACCCATACCTTCTGAATCGAGGGTAGGATTACGAGAAACCGCATCTCTGCGCAGTTCAGCTACTTTTTTATTGAACCGAGCTAACGTAGGGGCATAGGCACCTGTTTTGGCCCCTCGATTCTCTAACTCTGTTTGTAGAGCAAACCGAAGCTCGCTTACAGCGTTCTCTAACTTCTCATACTGGTCTGAGCCCGTGTACTGGTCTAAGTTAGTAAACGCATCATTGGCGAGCTTGTCGGCGAGCGCGAGTACACCTAGCGGTTTTTCGGGTTTTGCGGTTGCGGCGGGTTTGGCTGCAGCAGTCTTGGCAGCTGCCGCTGGTCTTTTTTCTTTTGCTTCGACGGTTTGAGGGGTTTGAGTGCCACTGGGGGCTCCGGTTAGGTCAGGGGTTGGGGTAACTGTTTCTACTGTACCGGGTGCAGTCTCTTTTCTTCCATCAGGCAATCCAGCATCCGTTGCAGGAGAAACCACTCCTGCTGCTTCAGAGACTCCAGCCCCTCCGGTGGGGGCTCCTGCAGGGGGCTCGCCAGCCACTCGAACGCCTTCTCCACCTGCTGGGGTGACAGGTCCTCTAACATTTGTTACTCCTTGCGCGGCCTCTTGAGTAGCTTTGGTTAGCGCTAGTTTTTTAGCCTCCTCAAGAGGGACACCAGCTTCGACAAGCGCATCGATAAGTTCTTCAACCCGTAACGGGTTGGGCTTAGGGGCTGTCGCTTCTTTTACTTCTCCCCCTTGCTCTGCATCTTGCTCTGCAAACCAATCGTCATACGCTTCTTTGGTCGCTAAAAGAATAGCCCTCAGACGAGCGATTGCAGGTTTCTGACCGTTAGCAAGTAGAGCATCCTCCAGCATGCGCACCCGTTCCGGGTCTACACTGATGACTTGATCTGTGCCTTCGGCTGCTTGAGTAAGGGGAGGAAGCGTAAGCCCAGCTGCCGCTGCTTGTTGTTCGGCAGCACTACGAAGTGCCGTCATCTCCCTAGCCATCACACCCGCAAGTTCTGGAGTGACCGACTGTTCGTACCACGTAGCTAGTTGCTGCGTTTGTTCATCAGCATTAAGGGCCGGATCGGGAGGAGGGGGGTTTACAAGAGCACGAAGCTGGTCAAGACGCTCTTGTTCTTGCCGAGCGACTACAGCCTCACGAGCTCCAAACGCTCCACCCAGAGGAGCGCCAGCAAGAGCTTCCAACGTACCTTGAGCCACAACCCCTCGGGACGTAGGTACGTCAAACCCTTCGCGTTGCAGCGCCAAGTTTCGAGCAAGCTGTTCTTGCCCACCTTGAAGGAACTCAGTGCCGGATTCAACAGCGGCAGTTCTAGCCCCCTGAAGAAGCGGTCCACGGGCAGCAGCTTCTGCGGTTTCTTTTGCTACCTGTTGTCTAGTGGCCGCTTCCGCAGCTTCAGCAACTGCAGTTTTACCTGCGATCCGGGCAGCGGCGGCTTTGGCAATTGAAGACTCCAAACCAGTCCGAGCCGACAGACCGCCAATAGCGCTACCCATAAGAATCTGATCGAGGTTCGCCCCACCGTACTCTTGCGCTAGTTGGGCTCGTTTTTCGATCTCATCCGTGGGCATGCTGGTCTTGGCGAGTTCCTCCTTGACCGCGTCGTAGATAGCGCCTTTGACAGTACCCGCGCCCATGAGAGCGCCAATACCTAAACCAGCTGCAGTAGTGACCGCAGCAGGAGCGCCTACCACCGTAGTTGCTAGCGAAGCAAGGATGGCAGGCGCAGCCGTGCCAAGACCCTGAGCAACTATGTCAACCGGTGCTTCAAGAAACGCGCTAAAGCCAGCTTTGACTTGATCCCAGACGCCTTTGTCTTTTGCAGCGTCAATGATTTGCGCAACTTTTTTGCTATCACGTTGGGACTGAGCGCTGTACAGCGCAGCAATCCAATCCTCTGCGCCTTTGAGTGTTTGAGAGGTTTCGCTACCAGCACCGAAAGCGTCCGCAATCATGCGAACGCCCATTACAACCCCCGCCCCTGCCTTTAGGAACGGGTCGGCTACCGAGCGGAAGATACTTTGGTCTTCAGGTCTGGGTTCAGGTTGAGCAGCAGTCCCAAACAGCTCTTGGCTAAAATCGCGCCCACCCGAAAAGCCAGAGTTAGCCCCAAACAGCTCTTGACTAAAATCACGACCAGCCATTTAGGGCTCCTAGTCTACAATGGTGTATCCCGAATCTCGCGCTCTTTTTATTACATCCGCTTCCGTTATGTTTGGGTTAGTAGTTCTTAATCTAGCTAGAGTAGTCTGAATATCGGCTTTAGTCATGGTAACACCAGCTCCAGCTCCAGCTCCAGTTACCTCCCTACGGATACGCTCTTTGCGAGTTTCTTCTTCTTTGTCTAGCGCTTCTATTTTGGCTCTGACTTCAGGGCTTTCTGGTCTCAAGCGAAGCATTGCTCGTGCTTCCGATATTTCTTTTAGCTTAGGGTCCCTAGCAAACGCGTTTTGCAACCTAGTCTCTGTAGTAACATCACCGCCAACTCTGCCCTGAACATTTGCATTTTCCTTAATAGCCATAACACGCAGAGCGGCGTCACTCTTACCTTTGAGTGCTGGGTCACCAGAATTGCGGCGTTCTTTAAAATCCTCAAAGAAAGCATTGATGTTCTGAGCGCCTCCTGAGCCCATGTTTTGAGCTTCAAGAATACGTTCAGATGCTCTAGACAAAGCCTCTTCCCTAGACAATCCGGGGTTAGCTCTCATGATCCCCGGCACAAGCGTTTCAGCCAGCTGCACCATAGGAGCACCCAAATTCCTAGCTTCCGCAGCGGTTATACGCGAGTCAGCAGCAATGATCTGTTGTGCAATACCGCCTGCAACCGTAATCTGAGTTTTTCTGTAGTCCTCATCCGCTTTACGCTCTTCGCGCCTTTCTGCGTCAGCAGCGGCGGCTGCTCTAAGTTGTACGTCACGATCCAAAGCAATAGCGGCGTTTCTATCAGCCCGAGCTTTCTCAGCCCACTGCATAGCCAGCGTATCGTTGCCATCTTTACGGGCTTGTTTGGCTTGAGCAAGAGCAAATTCAGATTGGTCAATAAGTCGCTCCGATTCACGCAGCTCTTTGTTAAGAGAAGCCGCAGTAGTACCGATGGCACCAAACATCTCACCAATACCCCGACGAAGCCCAGAACCCTTGGAAAGAGCTTGAGCCGCAGCCAAAGCAATTAACCCTTTGTTCTCTTGCCGCCGACCAGCCAAACCTTCACGTTGTTCTTTCAACCGTTTTTCGTACGGTTCCAACTCACTAAGACCGCCACGAAATCTAGCAGCAGCTTCTCTAAATTGTCCTGCTTCAGTTTCAAACTTAGCTGGATCAAACTGCTCCGGCCTCATAGCCGCCGCACTCTCAAGATAAGACCTAGGTTCGGCGTAGCTAAAGGATGGAGCTGCTCTTTCGCCTATGCCGCGTACAACAGCTTGGGCGTCTCCAATTAGGTCAGCAATCGACCTAACGGGAGCGGCGGCAGGAGCTTCACCATCAGCGGCAGCGGCAGCAGGAGCTTCACCAGCAGCGGGAGCAGCTTCACCAGCAGCGGGAGCGAAAGGGTCTTGAATAGAAGTCAATGGAGTTTCAGGACGATATGGGTCTCCATCAAAACTTTGAACATCGGAGCTAGCAGCAGGAGCGGCAGCAGGAGCGGCAGCAGGAGCGGCAGCAGGAGCGGCAGCAGAACTCTGAAAGCGACTAGCAGCCCCAATATCTTCACGACTTGTCACCGGGCGATCCAACCCAGCGGCAGATACTTCAGAGGCGTAGGCTTTTTGAGCAGCTTGTAGTGCAGCCTCGGCTGCACGAAGCTCTTCCTGTGCGGCACGGAACCCTTCAGGGTTAGCACGTTGTTGGCGTGAACCAAACGTATACAACTTTTCTTGCGCTGCTTGGCGGCGTTTCCGTGCAGCGTCAAGAGCTGAGCCACCATCACTAAACGCAACGATTCCTCCCCGAGCGGCTTGGAGCATCTGTTGTTGCGTTTGCTGAGGCATCTGGTTAAAGCCAGCGGCAAGACCTCGGCGCTCTGACGCTCGCATGGCCTTCTCTTCGGCGATCATGGCAAGGCGTTCTCTGTCACCACGCATCATTGCAACCCGCTCGGCTTGAGCAAGCTGTTCGTCAGACATCTTGTCTAGGGCGCTCTCAACGAACCGATCATCCGTAACCGAGCCACCCTCGGCGAACATGCCGAGTTGCTTCATGCCATACGCACCCGCCCCGATAGACCCAAGAGTCTGCAGTGCGGAAGGCGGGGCTTCGTACAGCTGCCTAGTAGATTGTTGCCCAAGCGGAAGACCACGAATAAGGTCGGAGAAGAATCCAAGGTTCTTGTACGGAGCGTTTCGTTCGTCCAAAAAGTCTTGGTAGTCCTGAGTCAGACCTCTTTGCCGCAGCTCTTGTTGTTCTCTCCCTACGTCCCTCTGCATACCAAGAACGTCTTTTTGTTGCCCAAACTGCAGCTGCCCAAGTTGTCCAAGCTGAGCAGCGGCGTTGAGACCGATACCAAGACCTTGGAGCCCAAGACCCGCACCAAACTGTCTGGACTGCTCACCCAACTGCTGGGCCTGCATCCGACGCTGCATGTCTTGGTTGAATTGGCTTTGAGCTTGCTCAAAGGCAGTCTGGTACCCACGGGCTCGGATGTCTCCAAGCTGAGTGCCTAGGTTACGCTGCCGCTCGGCTTCAAGAATGGCAGCTCGACCACCACCAAACGCACCTGACTGAACCGCCTGCCCAGCCTGCTGAGTAGCTTGAATAGCGGAAGTACGTTGTGCCTCCCGAAGCTGCGGTTCCATCGCAGCCTCCATGAACGGGGACATGTATTGGTTTGCAGCACCCGTATTAAACACCCCACCGGTAAACGTACCCGGATCATATGAAGTGCCTTGAGCGGCAGACCCAATACCTCTCGCTAGAGCAGAAGCCTCCCCAATCTGACCAGCAGGCCCCATCTGCCCAATTGTTCGTTGGGCTTCAACTTGCATGGGAGAGAAGCCAGCGATACGATCCCCGCTGTACCGCTGATACGGAGAAAACGCCAAGGACTCGCCAAAGCCAAGAGCCTTCTGCGCATACGGACGCGCCCACTCAGGAAGCTCAGCGATTTGAGTTGAGGTAGAAGGACCGCCTCCACCCCCTCCGCCACCATAGATACGCCCACCGGGCTTAAGCGCAGTGGCAGATTCGCCAAACGGCTCGCCAAGAGCTTCAAGTTGTTTGCGGGAGTAGCTCATATTTTGATCCCCACGATCCTGTATTTCTCTTGGAATCCGTAACGCCGCCACAGACGGGCAATCGACTCACGGGCTGCACCTTCGATACATGTGGCTCCATACGAAGCCAGAATCTGCTTGAACTGCTCAAACGTATCTTTGTTGCTGATGAGTCCACCGCCAATGGCAGTTATGAAGGCAACCCGATCATGCGGGCGATTAAACAGATGCACCGTTGCCGCACCTGCAATTTTCTGCTCATCTACAAAAACAATCAACATCCACTGTCCAGTAGCGAGCAGAGTTTTGGCTGACTCTAGCGTGTAGTCACCGTCAGCATGTTCTAGCGCAGCAGCAACGAACCCCTCAACTTCAGGCCAAAGCCTGTGAATGTGCCCTACATCTACGGGGTGTAGCTTCATGCGGGGAGGAGCTTCTCGGCTTTGGAGTCAACCGCAACTTTGCCTTTGCCAACTGATTTCTTCCGAGCGCCCTGCACTCGGTCCATCATCGCATAGAGCTTACGGGCACCGGCTTCAGACGACCCGTTACCGATCTCAGACACAATCCGAGCAGGCACAACGAACTCACCGTCAGCTAACCGAGCAGGCTGTCGATCACCAATCGTCGCCGGAATCGAATCCGACACCCCATCTCCCGGACCACGCAGCATCCGACCACCATCCGAGTAGCCACCAAGATGGGAGATGCCACCTTCAGCAAACCGAGCCTGACCAGTACCCATGTCGTATTGAACTTCAGGCTGTCTAAGCATAACTTCCATCTGCTGCGGTCTGTTTGACGCAGTGTTGTACGCAGTCGGCGGGGACTCTACCAGCGGGTAGCTAGTGTTGTTTCCAATTCCACCGCCGTTTGCCATAGTAGGCATCTGGGTAACAGTTTTAGGAATACCAGCAGTGGGAGTGAACTTTTCGCCAGTGTCTACGAAGCGCGGATCAAAGTACTGACGCTGTCGGCCAAAGTCTTTACCAAGACTAAGCTCCTCATAGCTAGGGACGGTAGACGCAGAGCTAACAGGACGAGCTTGAAACTCTATCCGGTTCATCACCGGGGTTTGCTGCATCTTAGGTTGCTGTTGCTCCCCCATAGCGCCTAGGATCGGAGAAGTCGCAGCGAGTCCGTATTTAGCCAAACCACCGAGTCCACCAACACCGCTCATGAAGCCAGAGCGCCCTGCTTCAGTACCTAGAGCAGAAATACCCTGACCAGCAGTACCAAGATTAGTAGCGGCAGAAGCCACCTGCTCGGGCATACCACCAAGAACAGCAGTGGGGTCACCCAAACCGGCTTGAGCACCAGCAGAAGTACCCGCTGCAGTCAACCCACCTGCAAGCCCCGCTCCACCGTACGCACCCAGACCAGCCATCAGACCCTTACCGATATCACCAGTACGCAGGGTTTCTACACCGCCTACCCCTAGCCCAATCATCCAAGGTGCGGCGGCTCCACCGGTAGCTGCAGTAAGTCCAATGCCAATGAGCGTAGGCAGAAGTTTCTTAAGGAACCCGGCTTCCGGCAGGCCCGTAGTCGGGTTGATGGTCAGCGAACCACCCGCAGCCATAGCCAAGTCTTGAAGGCTTTTGACTTCGCTTGGGGCCATGTGAACGAGCATGGTGTCACCACCACGCCCATACTGTGCTAGAGAAGCCGCCCCACCCGATGCAAAATTGAAGGTGGGTTCTTGTCTTTCGTAACGCATAGGAGCAGCCCTCGGTGCTGAGCTACGGAACAGCGATCCGAGCCCTCGGATGAATGGTATAGCAGTTTCAGGATAGACGCCTCGCAACGCTTGCTCGCGCTTCTTTTTTTCCGCCCACTGCTGAAACGCTCTTTGGGTAGCAGCAATTTTGGCACGATCAGACGCGAGATCTTCTGGGCGAGTACGCAGGACTTCTATCTGCCGGTTCATAGCGGCAAGTTGATCTTGCATCTCCCCGAGTCGCTCGGCACGACCTTCAAACGCTTCCTGTTTTTCAAGCCCTTCTTGTTCTTCTTGAGCTTTGGCTCTTAGAAGTTGGTTAATCTTTGCCCGGTCAGACGGCTCAGATGTCTCTCTCAGGTACTCTAGCTCACCTTCAGATTCGGCTTGTCGCTCACGATCTTCTTGATCAGCCAGACCCTTAAGCGCGTACTTAGCCTCAATGTCAGCCATACCCTGCTTGTACTTACGTTCGCTTTCCTGAGTAGCGTTGTAGTAGTCCCTGTTGATTCGTTCCTGCTCAGGGTCACGGTACAAATCAGACTCTTTCAAACCTTTAGGCAGCTTAAGCCCTTCACCAGCCATGCGGGTATGAAACCGCCCTACGTTTCCAGAGGACGGATCTTTCCACTCAAACTCAGACAAACCAAGCCGTCGCGCTGCCTGAAAGGCTTGCCCTCTGGGGACTTCACCTTGTTTGGCTAGCAACAGAGTGAGTTCATCTGTTTGCATGACCGTTCCTTAAGCGGGGAGGGACGAGACGAATGATAACGTAGCAACACAGGACGGGATGGCTGGCATAATAAACGGAGTTGTTTGAGCAGGGTACTGCTCCATAGCTACAGCTACGTTGCTCACAGCAGCCCACATCTCTACGTAGTCATTCGCATCAAGGTCCACGTAAAAGTTAGCAGCAGCAATAATGTGACCATCAACCGATCCGTGCCGGGAGATAACCGAGAACTGACTACCAGTCCCGTCTACATCAATGCCGTTCTTTCGCAACCAGATCCAAGCATCATGTATCTGAGAGTCGGTGTTGCGCCACTGCACACTATACTGATAGTTGTAGATACCAGCGTTGTTTACGTAGAGCCCGTTACTTGTGTCGTTTCGACAGTCGTTGATGTAGTCGGTTTCGTCAAACGTAATCAACGTGGCAGTGTTAGCGGCAAAGGTTTTGTCTGTGGTTCTTTGAACCGCAGCGTACGGGAAGTTCAAGTACGCACCGCCCGGATGCCCTACAGACGCACCACTTACCGTTTTTGGCGAACCAAGAACACTGCTAAACGTCGAATCCAACTGATTAAAGTACAGCCGAAGAAACCCAGAGTACTGTTCTTGGATTGTCCGATCGTAATCAACCGGCGCAGCAGGTAGCCGAGGGGCGATCGGTGGGGTAATCCGTCTGAGGCGAACATCGGTAGCCATTATCTACGCCCATCCGCACGGCTATCAATACGGGGTACGCCCAACTGCCAGTTCACACCAAGTCCGTCGGAGCTAACCTTAAACGCCATCTGACGCCCACGAACCCGTACATACACAATCTGAGTGAACTGCTGCACATCGTAGTTGCGTTGTGAACTGTAGTTCTGAGTACTGGTAACCGAAGGAGTGTTGGAGTTACCGTAGTTTGCTCCGGGGTTAGCACGGGGCTGCAACGTAAGGGTAGTCGTTGGGTTGTTTGAGAAAGACCCGTTAAACGTAATGTCGGGAATCACCCGCCATACATACCCGTAGTTGTGCCCGTCACCAATATCGAAGTCCGAAGACTCAATGAAACAGGAGATCGGCGAAGGTGGGTTGGTAGTACCGTCATCTACACCGTCTTCGTGATAAATCAACTGCCCGTTATACCCAGCAGCCATAGGGAACGAACGCAGAGAACTATCAAACCAAGCAGTGCGAGAAAGGTTTCCGTAGTACCAGATCCGCTCAAGGTGGTTGTAGACCACATACTTGTTGACTGTGGTTGAGTTTGCCGAACAGTAGAACCACCAGATCTCGCTATACCCTTCGCTAGTCCCCGCAAACACCTGAGAAGCTTCGGTCAGGTTGATATCGTTATACACATACTGGCGCACCGTGCAAGGGAGAGTCTCAACCCTACCCGCGTACATGTAGAACTTGTCTACGCCCATCCAGAACGTCATGTTATTGACGGTGGCGATTGCATTCGGCCCAATAATTGAAATGTTGTCGCCGAGAATCTGGAACCCCCAAACATACGGAGCGCCAACAAACTGCATCGAGTAGATAGCAGCGTCGGTCAACACCAGAATCTCTTGGCGAGTTTGAATGGCAGCAACGATCTCTGAACCGTGGCTCAGTCGATAATCACCCGCTTGGTTAGTAACCGCAGGAGTCCACGTAGCAAAAGACTCTTGGTCCGACCACCGAATCTGCATTGGGTCTAGGGCAGTCGTGGCGTATACGCCTGTCGGGTCGTTTGTACCAAAACAGATTACAAACCTAGACGCGTCTGAGATCAGTACGAAGTTACACAGACTCGGTGTAGTGGAGTCGCACGTTACCGTAGAGCCCCTGATAGACACCGTCCCGCTAGCGAAAATCAACTGACCCCGATCATACGTAGTCGGCAAAAGATTAACCGCCCAGTAGTAAAGCGGACCGCCACGAGCATTAAATATCAGATCCTGACCGTAGTTGTCTTGGGACCAAAGACGCAGATCCACAGATACACCAACCGCTGCGGACCGACCCCAACCTGTACTTGTGAATCCTGTAGTCACACCACCCCAACCACCAGCACCCCAACCAGTAGCAACGGAAACAGTCTCAGAACCAGTGTTGATTTGATACTGTGCAGTTGTGCTCGCTCCACCGTTACCTGTGTCTGCTGACGTTGCTTGCACCGGAGCGTAAACAATCGCCCCCAAGCTGTGGGAAGCTGCGGTCGTACCGTTGAACCCACGAATGAGACCAGTAAGCGTGTTACTCGTTTTACCAGCGAAGAAGATCTGCTCAGAATCAACTTTCAATACACCCGCAGTGTTTGGGAAATCCGCAGCGGAAGCAAGAGTTAGGGAGGTATCGCTAGTACCGATACCAACACCAAGAGTGTTATAAGCAGTAGATACGATTGTGTAAATACTGGCTGTTTGAACGGCTACAACTTGAAACTCACGGTTGAGCACGGTGGCAGTTATGTTGCCACCAAGACTCGCAGCTCCCGAAAACGTCACGAAGTCATTGGCTTGTGCGCCGTTGGTCGCGTGGGTAACTAACAGCAAGTAAGAGCCAACAACAGCTGCTGTGGAGTGCGAAGCAGCGGTAGTGCCGTTGTACCCACGGGTTAGACCAGTTAGTACGTTGGTTGATTTGCCCGTATAGGCAATGATCTCGGAGTCGATCAGGACTACGCCAGCATCTGGGAAGTTAGTGCCTGAAGCTACAGTAAGTGAAGTAACGGTAGCGTTAATACCGCCATTAAGAGTGCTAGCCGCAGCGGTGAAGCAGTTGGGAACCGAAGGGGTTACTGTGCCGCCGACACGGCGCAAGGGGGTGACATCGTAGAACGCACCACCAGAAGACGGCTGGATGTAAAACTTTAAGTTCGTGCCAAGGCTGACTAGGTTGTACCCCGCCAGAGTCAGCCAGTTCCACATCGACCGACATACACCCCAGAACGACCCACTCGGCGGGAGGGGGAGGCTGTTAGATGTACCAGTATCCTTCGTCCATCCACCTAGCTTCTGCGGGTAGCCGGAACGAAACCGAATCTTGTCACAGGCGAACCACCCTCCCTCGTTAGAAAGAGTAGTGCCCTCTCGGTTTACGCCCGGACGGAACTGAAGTTTTTGGAGCGGCATGATTACGCCCGTAAGGCTTTTAGCTCATCGAGAGTAGTGCAAGCATCAGCCAAAGCTGGTAGATCACGTAGTCGTTGCTTCTCTGCAACCACTGCTGAGTTGTCGGCACCGGTCTCAAGATTGCGTTGAAACCGCACATCAAGAGTAGTAAACAACGGCTCCCGTTCTGCGCGTAGTCGGGCTTTGGTGATCTCTTTAGCTTTGGTGAGATTGATCGTAATCATTCGTTGTACTCCCAAGCGTTTCTAAACGTCCTGTCAGTCGGAATGTCAGCCGCGTCGATGATCTTATACGGCACACCGGGAGGTACGTCTTTGGCAATGATCTCTTCCAGCGTCAATCCGCAGTCTGGGATCGGCATCAAGATCGCCACGCCACCATCAGGCGTCGGGTAAATGACTCGTTGGTTCATGTTGATCACCTGAAAATAGCAACACAGAAATAGGTCGCATCTACCCGTACGCCGCCGCCTGCACCCGAAGCTTGTAGGTACACGCGGACAGATCCAGTTGCAATAGGTGCCCCAGCTGCGTACAGCGACGGAAAACAAATGTTAGTGCCGTTGCTTACAAATTCCGACGTAACAATTGCCGAGTAATTCGCGTCTGGCATTGCGTTGGTAAAGTTAATTGTGTAGTCGCCCGTGCCGTTGTCCGTAATGCTGCTGACGTTGCCACTACCCCTAATTGCCGGTGTACCAGTGCCGTTAAAGTTAATCCACGCACGGCAACCATAGGCGGTGGCGGAAGAGCCGTACCCGCTGTTAAATTGAAAGTCACCCGTGGTCTCAATGCCAGCCGCTATGCTTCCGTTGATTAAAAAACGTGTGGGGTGATTGGTGCTAGAGCCAAAAGCTGCGACGTTGGTGCCGAACGCGCCGACCTGAGCGGTAGCTGTACCGTTCGCAAATTGGGCTACGCAAGCGCTAGACCGGGAAAGCGAAAGAATAGTATTGGGGCTACTAGTGCCAATCCCTACGTTTCCATCACTTCGGATACGGACACGCTCAGCAGCCGCAGTGCCGTTTTGCATTGTCTTAAAGACCAAGTCAAAATCTTCTGACGCGGCGGTAACATCAGTTGTTACAGCTTCCAACATCACACCAACTTCGGTATTACCCGCCGAAGTCTCAGCGGCAAACTCCATACCGACGCCAATACCAATTGCTGGGGTACCTGATGACTGACTGTCAAGACGAAGCACTTGCGTGACCGCGTTAGTCGTAGCGCTTGTTTGTTGGATATGCGTTTTATTTTGCGGCGTGTCAGTGCCGATGCCTACATTACCAGCGGCGGTGACATAAATTCGAGTTGTGTCGTTAGTGGTAATCCCAATCGGCGTGTTTGCGACCGACCCGATAAGTGACACCGGGCCTGCAATAGAGCGAATTACAACATCATTGCCACCTGTGGCGTCCCGTACCCTAAAACTACCAGACGCTTTGTTTAGATCAAAAGTGTACGCAGGGGTAGAAGTCCCAATACCAACTCGGTCGGTTGATGCATCAACAAACAGCAAGTTGGCGTCCGTGTCACCCTCAACACGAAAGTCTTTGTCTGCGCCTGCTTCATTAAACACCGCAGCGCCAGTGACATTAACATCGCCTGTCAGCGTAAAGTTGCCGGTTTGAGTAAAGTTGCCAGTCAGAATCACGTTACCAGAACCATCAACCCGCAAAGATGCAGTAGAACCGCCATAAAGAGCGTTCAGAGAAAGACAGTTGGTACCGTTTGAAAACACATACGCAACACCACCAGCAGGGACCGTCACCCCACTGCCAGCAGCAGTCGTGCCATTGGCAACAGTAGCGTTGTAAATGGTGGCGTCGTAGATCGAAGTGTTTTGGATGACGTAGGTTTTAGAAACCGGTGGGGCGTAGATGTTAAAAGCAGTAGTAACCGCACCGCTAGTAGACAGACTAAGAATCGCCATCCGAGCCTGATCAGCAACGTAGTCGGTAGCCACCAAGGCTTGGCTCGCCGAAGTGACTGACACGGACGCCAGCCCAGCAATCGACCCCTCAAGAAGAGTACCAAGATTAGTGTTTGTCGTATCACCCCAAGTACCGGCTTGGTCACCAGTACCCATCAGCTGAATACGCAGGAGTGGGGAAGGAGTGCTTGGCATGCCTAATCCTTAAATCGTGTCGATGTTAACCCAGCCAGAACCTGCGCTCGTATCAATCGGCGTCCAGCTTGTACCACCTGTGGTGGTGATGTTCGCCCAGCCAGAACCTGCGCTCGTATCAATCGGCGTCCAGCTTGTACCACCTGTGGTGGTGATGTTCGCCCAGTTGGTTGGCTGGTCTGTCGGGATGAGCAACCACAGCGGTGTGCCCGATAGTAGATCTTGGATACTGACGGTGTCAAGAAAAGCAACTGGGAAAACCCCGTTTGCGGATACAGAGTCCTGAGCAGTTGCCGTTTCCGGTACTGTTACGTTAAGTATACTTGGGGCGACAGAGATAACGTCCAGCGCAACCGCCTGCTCAGCGATCAAAACCGAAAACACCATCAACGCACTAACCGTGTCGGAACCCGTAGAAGTTTCAGAGACCGCTGCGCTAAGATCGAGCACCCCGGCAATAGCATCGCTGGCGGTAGCTGTATCGGAGACAGCGGATAGAAAGGAACCTACTGCAGCAATACTGTCAGAAGCTGTCGCATTTTCAGAGACAACAACATTAATGACACCTGCTGGGAGTGCCGAAAACGGTAAGTCTGCAAATGATGCGAATCCGAACATTACACCGCCTGCGATCCAGCCATGTCAGGCTGAGTAGGCCACACAACCGCGAACGGAAACCCTGATTGGCTAGTGATGTCACGCAGTGCCTGACGGTACACAGACCAAGCCTGTCGGTCTACAGGAGAGTCAGGAAGCTGGGTCCAATCACATGCGGTAAGCAAAGCATTGCGCTCATCCCGCACTGATACGGAACAGTCTGTCCGGCGCAACTCTATTTCTTCTGCTGTCGCATCAACCACCACCCAGCTTTGCGTCCATTTGTCGTTTTCTAGGTACGGACTACCTTCTGTCACCGTCTTGGTGTGATCGACAGTAGGTCGAGGCACAGCTGTTAATTCAAAGACGTTCCATTCAGCAAGCAATTCTGAAGATGGATTGACAGGAAACGAAACATTTGGATTGTCTTGAAGTAACTGTTGTACAGAATAATTTTTTGTTCGCAAGCCTTCTACTTTAATTAACATCATTACCCTGCCTTAAGGATTTAATGTAAATGGTCATGCCCAAGTCGCAACGACAAGGCCGGGACGGTTTACAACACTGTCAGTCAAGGTAGCAGAAACTGTCCTGCTTGTATTTGATAAACCCGAATCCGTTGCTGCGGTAATAAGCGCTACACCAGCAACGTACTCTAACGCAATTGTCGCCCCTGTCCAGCTTGCCGTAGTGCCGGTCGCAACAGCGCCAGCGGAATATCCAGCGTAAAGCACAGCGTTTGTTTGAGGCGTCAAAGTGACGCTTTGATTTGGAGAAACATTTACGCTACTGCTTTGGCTCGATGCCGTCACCGGGGTGGTTGAAGATGCGTCATAAATAGCAGCTACAGAGATGTACACAGGGTTAGAAACGCTTACACTAAAATTGACCACAATGGTGGCAGTTGTTCCCGAGTCAACAGTTGCGTACCAAATTGAATTATGCCGAACTTCGCTGGTTGCGCTTTTTACAGCCAAGGTTGCTGTATTGCCAGCAATTGTTACAGAAGAAACACTTCCGCTGGCGCTTGAGCCACCACCTATATACACCACAACTAAACGGCCTGTTGCGGCGGTCCCAATGTCAACTGATGTAAAAGTGGCAACACCAGAACTAAATGAAACCGATACACTGGAATTGGTTACTTGAACAATTGATGCGGTCGTTGCTGAAGCCGCTCCCACAGAAGCTCTAAGAGCATGGTGCAACATTACGCCACGCTCCCGACTCTTGCGCCATAAACTTGCGAACCAACCTTCCAAAACTCAATCACAGTGTATCCGGTTGTAGCCAATGCAGGCGCAGATCCTCCAACCCAGATCACTCCTGACGGACCCCATGTCGTGTCTGTCCATGTCAGAGTGTATGCGGTCCCGTCATTCACCATCAAAAGCAAACTTTCCCCAGCAGCAAAATTCGTTGCTTTTGGAGTACGGCTTGCTCCTAGAGTAATCAGTTGAATGCTTCCATTACTGGGATCGACTTCAAACGCAGCGCCATCTGTAATAGTAAAAACATCTTCAAGAATTGCGCCAATGATCGCTGGATCAGTCAGCGTTTTGTTGGTAAGGGTTTCCGCGCCATTGGTTGTAGCTTGATTGATCTGCGCTAACGTCTGAACAGTGCCGCCACTGTCTTTGAAGTACAGCTTCCCGTCAGCGGTGTTAACTACCAGCTCGCCAGCAGACAGACTGACAGCAGACGGAACGGATCCGGGAGTGCTGCTGAATGCCAGTTGTATCGTGGTGTTGTTCCCAGACAGTCCACCCCATTCTGGAATGGTTGCACCCGCTTGCAAAACCTGACCCGGAGCACCAATCCCTAGCTTTGCCAGAGTCGTGCTTGCACTAGCGTAGAGCAGGTCACCTACCGCGTAGGATGTCTGGCCTGTGCCGCCATACGCCACACCAATTGTTGAACCGTTCCAAGTTCCAGATGTGATTGCCCCACTAAACGAATGTGAGTTTGCCGTGTAGGTTAAGTTGACGCTGACCAGATCGCTGGCAGTTGTCCCGGCAATAGTTGCTGCAAAAAGATTCCCAGCACCATTCTGTGTGTACCATCTGATCCTGCCAAGCGCATCGCCGGAAGCATTTGCAGTAGTTGTTGTGCCAACAACTCCTGACGGGTAATGGAAAAACGCCAAATACGATGAATGTGAAGCGGTGGCGCTCCAGTTGTAAAACCCGGCAGATGGGGCAAGTCCAAGTGTTTCCGAACCTGTGCTATGTACCTCCAACTTATTATCAATGACTGATGTACGGGCAGTCTTTCCAAGAATTAAATTTCCTCGCGCATCAATCACAGAAGGTGAAGAATCAGGATTTGCGGAGTCTTCCACCAGCAACGCATTGCCTGTGCCAATCTGCCTGATTTCAAAAGCAGTTGATGCGCTGTTTACATCCACCAGAACTGGACTGGTGAACGGATTCACACCGTCAACAGTAACCGCTTTTTCTGCTGGGTAAGTCAGGAACACATCCTTACTGCCAGCACCCCAACTGACAGCCGATCCTGCATTGCTGGACTCTAGAATCGTATCTCGGCTGAGAGTCGTACCAGACAACGTATACGTCCCGATACCAATTTCCCAATTCGTGCCGTCCGTGACCGTGTAGTAGGTCGTGTTTCCGTCGCCAACAACGGAAAACGATTGATACCCCGTAACAGCACCAGCAAGCGTGTATGTGCCTGTACTGGTGGTGGTAGTGGTCTCTTTTACACGGTCTTTTAGGACAAGTGCCATGACGGCATCCTATTACGCTGCATCCAGCGAGAATGTGTACGTAACATTCAGCGTATCGCCGTTTGATACGTTTCGATCACCCGGAGACTGGAAGTCTGCAGCAGAGAACAGGGTTCCGGTGGAACCGCCTTTGGTATTGTTCGACGTAAGAAACGCACCACCAATCGTCGTAGTACCGTTGATGCTGAAAGACGCAGGTGACGCGGAGTTCGTGACAACGGAAGGGTCTGCCAACGTAGCAGCAGCAAACGTAGCCGTTGGGCGATTGGCATTACTGTACGTCGTGTCTTCTGTCCACCCAATATGCGAAGACATCGTATCCCCCGCTGCGGGGTTATTAGACGCTGCTGCACCGTACAGACCTATATACCACGTAGTAATCTGTGTCACACCAACCAAAGACGTACCCGCCATGTACTGCAGACCGACGTTCACTACGAGATTCTTGGATTCAGCCTCCCATTTAAGGAGCCCATCCTTGTTGAAACACTGAATCTTAAAAACGCCACCGGCCTTAACCTGCTCAGTCGGCTTTGCACCACGAACCATAGAGGCTCTAACAACATCCGTAGACCGGGCTTTCTCGATACCCATGATTTATCCCAAACGAAGGATTGCAGAAGTATTGGTGGCGACAGGAAACTGCACCGTGAAAGTGTTGGTGGACGTTTTGTCCGCACCAAAGTCTAGGACGCAAATCGCACCGTTGACTCCGGGCTTGTAGATCAAAGCTCCACGAGCGGTGATTGCGCCAGTCCAAGCAGCATTGGCAAAAGAAAGATACGCGGTCGTACCGGAGCCACCCGTAGTTGGTGTTTGATTAACGACTAAAAGCTGACCGGGAGCCGCGTAGTTACCACCGGAAGCTTCGCCTACAGAAGTGTACGCAGTAGTATTCGCATCCAATGTGGCTGCATTGGTGTACAGCGCAATGTAGAACGTACCAAACGTAAAGTCGAAGCCGCCGTTCAGCAACCCCGTCTTGAATACGTTGCAGGTGTAGTTGCCCGTGAATGCCATTACGCCACCGGTTGTCTGTATTGACCAGAACGATACGCGTCCTGACGCTCAAGCCCATCACCAAGACGTTTAGCCAGAGCTAGAGCTTCCTTGTACTTAGTATCGTACAGAGTAATCAAGTCAGCTTCACCCTTCATGAAGGTGTACGCCTCGACCAAACACCCATACAACAACACAGTATCGAAGTTGTCTCCAAGCCAAGTAGTGCTAGCCGTGACAATCGACTCCGGGTAGTAGTAATAGTGCAGCTCTACCGAATACGCGGCGTCTGGTTTAGGACCAAGAATAAACGACAGTTCATTGGTAATGGTAGTACCAGAGACTGTTGGCCCAAAGAGCGCGTAATACTTAGGTAGCCCAGACGATGCGGGGTTTGGGTAAGCTTCACGGATGAAGTTCACATCCTTATTGAGCAGGTAATAATACCTACCCGTACCGTCAATCACAGCAAAAGAATACGCCGATAGAAAGTCATTTGGCGCGGACAAGTATGATGTAGCGGTTGAAACAGTACCCGTTTGGTTTTTACGCAAAGACGGAAACTGCACCGAGTTGTAGATGCGCTGTTCCGCTTGCTCGATGATTGTGTTCAGCTGCGTCGTATAAGAAACAGTCGAACCATCAGCAAGAAACGTCGCCGGAAACTGATTCTCCGTATACGACTGGATCGCAGCTACAAGCTCGGAGTAGTTCATGCCATCGGGCCTCGGCTCATGACGCCTTTAGTAGCAGCACCAGTACCACGGATCTTGATGCCGGTAGTTTTGACATCGCTAGCACCGGGATCGCCCACACTTACGCGAGGCAGCATACTACGCGGCCCCATCTGAGGAGCCGTCAAGGTGTTCGGGTCTTTACTCTTAGCGGGTTTGGTAGCCATCTCAGCCACCCCGCTGATTCATGACGCGGGCCATGTTGCGACCGTACTTGCGCGCCATCTCGCCAGTAACGCCGCCTTTCTTCATGCCTTTGTGCATCCGCTTTTCGTGAGCTTTGACCGCCTTGTCGGCGACCCCTTTCATGACTTTCTTGTCCATGATGGACTCCTACGTCGTTACGACAGTAACTGTACCAAGTTGGATGGTCAGCGCCAAGTTGTTTGGAGTTAGCGCAGCATCGAAACTGCTGGACCCACCTACAGGGTTCCAGCCCCACTGAAAAACTCGGCTACCTTCACCAAGACTACCGTTAGCCAAAGGCCCAGACACACGATAAGAAGTGTCAGGACGAGGATCACGAAGTCCTTGGGGATCATCTACAGGATACATCCCAAGCTGCAACTGCGGGTGGTCTGGGTCCCAACATTGCGGACACACCAGCAAATTGTAATTTTTAGTCTTAATGATCTCTTTGCGAAGAATCTTTAGCTTGTACCGCTGCCCACACCTATCGCATTCAGCGATAGCGTTTTTACCAGAAGCAAACCTATTCCCCATTACGGCCCACTTCCAATGAACTGCTGCCGGGGAACGAACCGCACTGAAGCCTTCTCACGATCTTCTTCAGATGCCAAACCCCATGCCTCATCGTACTGAGCTTTAAGCATAGGCAAGCGCTCGTACCCTGACGGAATCTTGCCTGCGATGTAGTACGCCAGCCCAGCAGCCATACAAGGAATAAACCTGAACGGCACATCCATGATGTTGTCGCCGTCTCCAGCATCCTGAGTCCTACGCAACCGCCAGTACACCAACTGATAGTCGCCACCCGCATTAGGAGTCGGCCAAACCGTCACAGACGGAGCGTTGACTTTGTAGATAGTTGCAGAGCTCAGATGAGAAGCAGCGGTGGTGTCGTTGTACCCTCGGATGCAGTTGTACAGAGTGTAGACGCCGCTAGTCAGCCCGTTGCTTGGAGTTGTCTGCACCAGCTCGTTGTAGTAAATGTACTCGTTGTCGATCTTGATGACACCCGACCCCGGCAACGTGTTAGTCGGCGAAGCACCAGTTGTGCTGCTCAGCGTAAGGGTAGTGTCCGTAGTGTTCAGAGTACCAGTGAGCTGATAGGAAGAGATCGAATCCTGCCCCGTGTAACGATTGATAAGAATCTGAATCGGACGCCCCGTAGTCAACTTGTTAGGAATCGTTGCGTACGTAGAGACGCTAATTCGAGTGATGGTCAGATCCGCTTGATTGCTCGTATTGTTCGCTTGGGTGCGAATGACATGCTCAAGGAGATCAACCGTATCGTTGGGCAGCAGATAGGTGGCTTGACCTGTGTTGAGCGGGATCACTCCCTGCTCCATCGTCCACATATTGATGCCACGGTTCGCCCAGTCGGCGAACATGATGTTCAGGCTACGGCGAGCAGTACGCAGGTCGTAGCCCGTGCGCAACTCCGCACCGGCTCGTTCAAAAGCTTCCTCGACCAGCTCAGCCAGATCGAGGTTAAACGAAACGGTTCCAGAGGTGGTTGCCATCACTCAGCCTTTGCAGTCTTGTCGGCGAGAGCCTTCTCAAGCGCATTCAAGGAGTCTTTGAGGTAGTCATTAACTGTGCCAAACAAACGCTCTTGCATGGCTGCATGTGCCCGAACAGCGTCCAGAGTCATAAGAAGACTCTCTTGCGGCATATGTGCAAATGGGTTCATCGGTTAAACCCTTTCAAAGTTTGCGCGAGTCGCGCACGTTGGCCCATTTTACCGGGCTTCTTTGCAGCTGCTGCTAGTTTCTTTGCTGGGATCTTCTGCCCCTCCTTTACGCCCAAAGAGGAGCGAAGGGCACCGGGCTTCTTGATCGCACCAGCGATCCAGTTCTTGGCACTGCCGCCCTTCTTCATACCCTCAACACCACGCCCTTTGAGAACGTCGGCTTGAGTAACTTTGCCGTCGCCGGTCAGATCAGGAAACTTGCTAGCCATTAGACTACTCTCCCACGCGTTTTACCCCGCTGTGCACACCCATCAGCACGGCTTGAAGCCGAACTAACTTTGCCACCTTTTTTCATACCCACATCGGGCATACTCGTTACTGGTTGTAGAGCAGCTTGATCGGTTGCGCTAGATGGAGTTTGCGCAGCAGAGCCAGCTTCTTCTTCACGCATTCGCTTAGCCGCAGCGGGTAATAGACCGACATCTTTACCAAAAAGTCCGTGACCCGTTGCCATGCCGTAGATGGGAGACAGTGTCCCAAGCAGTTTTTTTGACTTACCATCTTTCCCTTCTTCACGCATTCGCTTAGCCGCAGCGGGTAATAGACCGACATCTTTACCAAAAAGTCCGTGACCCGTTGCCATGCCGTAGATGGGAGACAGTGTCCCAAGCAATTTTTTCACGTTCTGTACCTCGCGGTCTTCTGAGCGATGCCCTTGGGTTGCTTCACAAACTGCTTACCGGAGGCTTTGCCTGCTCGTTTGGCTCGGGTTGTGGCGGCATACTCTTGGGGCGAAAGAGCTTTGATCGCAGCTTCTGGAAGATATCTTTCACCCGTGTCAGTAGATCGTTTACCACTCTTCGTTCTCCATTTTTGGTCAGTCCAACTTTTAAGCGACTGCTGAGGAGCTTTCAATCTCGATACCCCCCGCCCTTCGCTTTGTACTGCTTAGCTAGGAGCTGTGCTTTCCGAGCGGACCACTGACCCGCAGCGGTGCCTTGAGTTGCAGACGCCTTGATGCGGTTGAACAGAGCCTTACGCATTCCCGGTTTGGTGTAGTTCCCGGCTTCATTTACTTTACTCGTACCACCCTCGGCATAGCTACGCAGCCGCTTACGCAGCTGCTGCTCGGACTCAATATCTCTTACAGTCTGTACCTGCTTACGGGTCTGTGCTTTCTTCTTCGCGGTCTCCAAGTCTGTGTCCAGCGCAGTGCTGTACTCCCCAGCTAAAGAGCCGGGGGACTCAGGAACCAAACCACCCTCGGCGTACTCATCAAAGGAGGTATCGTCCCTCCTTTGTTTCCGCTTAGGTACTTTGGCTGGGTTAATGATACCCATGCCGCGAGAGGCCATCATAGGTACTTACCTTTGGTCTTACCGCGCTGAGCGCAGCCATCAGCAGCTTTGACGTAGCCACCTTTAGCCTTGTTCGTTGTACCCATAGAGGCTCGGCGAGAAGTTTCCGCAGCTTTACCTGACGTATCACGCAGCTCATCGAGCTTACGTTCTTCCTCCACCTTCTTCAAGGTTTCAGCAGAGGGCGTCAGCTCGTTGACTTGAGGTTTAGGCGGTTCTGCAGGGGGAGCGCCAACGTCTTCAGGCGGGTTCACCCCTTGGAAGGGTCCAACCACTTGAGGGCGTTTAGGCGGAGCTTTTTTGGCTGTATTAGACATATCAGCACTTTCCACCCATGCGCATCGTGACTTGTTTGGCCTTGGTTTTGCCTTTGCTCGCAACACCGTCAGCAGCACGAGTGTAGCCACCCGAGGCCATCTTCTTGGCTGCGCCACCGTACTTCATACCCTTGGCTTCCGCCATCTCATGCTTGATCATGGACTTCGGAGCCCCCTTCTTTTTCATGAAGGCGATCTCTTTACCCATCATAGCTTTGGACTCTTTCATGGCACCACCATCCTTAAAAAGTTCTGAAGACCCCTGAGCGGTCTTTTGTTTGTTGAGAGCCTGCTGTTCAGGTCGAGGTTTCGACCTACCTTTGAACTTGATACCTTTAACTGGCTGCATGCCTTCTTTCCTTGATGAAGGCATCAATCTTTGCTTCGAGGCGATCCAGTCGGTCTAATACCCGATTGATGTCGGTGTGCACCTCAGACTTAGTTACATACTCTTTGGCGACTTCCTCCCGTGTTTTGTTCAAGAGGATCTCAAGACGCTTAAGCTCTGCGGCCTTCTCTTTGAAGACCCAAGCAATCAGTCCAAGAGCTACGGTTAAGACTGTATTCCAAAGTTGCATTTCCATCAACACACCTTGCAACGGGTCTTACCACGCTGGGCAATGCCATCTCCACGCTTGGAAGCAGAGCTGACCATACCACCTTTAGCGAAACCTTTACGCTCCGCGCCCTTGTGAAGTTCGCGTTCGCGCTCATAGTCCATCTTCCGAGACCGGGCAGCGTCTTCGGAATCATCTTTGTCGGTCAGTCGTTGACGAGCCTCATCGGTCAACTCAACCCGCCCCGGAGAGACAGCACCTCGACGAGCGAGAGCGCCCACGCCACTCTTCTCAATCAATGCGTCAGCAGCTTTACCAACGGCGGGAACCCGGCGTTCAAGCTCTTCACCAATATCTTTGCCGCCTTGGAAAGCAGCACCCATGAGCCCTGCACGACCAAGAGAACGCAAGGTAGCTCGCCCACCTGCTTCCTGAGAGCGTCGGCGATTAGCCGGGTTCTGGATCTGATCGGTGTTAAGGCCTTTACGAATCCGCTCCGTATCAGCTCTTTGAGAAGCGATTACATCTTCCTGTAGGTTAGGAAACAGATCTTCCGCATTGGTCTGATTCGGGGATCGATACCGATACCCCGGTTGTGCTGGTCTGTTTCGGCGTCCCATGATTGTTCCTTAACACTTCCACGCCCGCAGGCTTTTGTTGATACGGCTGTTGGGATCATTTGCTGTCTTCGCGGAAGTCAGCTTCTTCTTCATCCCTTTCATCCGGGCGCAAAATGAGTCCCGGCGTGAGCCACCTTCCGGTTGCGGAGCCTTCAGCCCCGGCTTGCCCGGATTGGCTGCGTTGTAGCTGGCGCGTCCTTTGGCATTCAAACCACCAGCGGGATTCTTGCCTTCCTTGCGTTGCCATGCTGGACTCTTAGCCATGATTACCTTTTCTGCTCTTTAAGTTCTGCTGCCAAGACTTCCGTCTTCTCTTTGCTGCTTGCGCTAGAGCCAAGGAAGAAGTTCAGGATCGTGGCAACGACAGTACCAAGGAGAAACCCAAGGATCGTGTCTGCAAACCGAACATTGGTCTCAGGAATATTTGTGAAAGTGATCAGAAAGATGTAGGACACGGCAGTGATCGACCAGAAGGTAGCCAGATACAGGACGTACCTCTTGGCGAACTTATCGTCCTGCTGCAACGCAGCAACCTGCATCGCCCGAGCGTCAGCCGTGTTTTTGTTGGCTTGCTCAATCTTGAACTCTTCGTGCTTCATGGCTGATTCACGGAGAGCTTTTACTTCCTCCGGATTCATATCCGGCTTCAGCTCGATGCCGGTCTTCTCTTGAACGTAGTCCAGACCCTTGTCCACGACCGCTTGGGCAACCTTGGGTAGGTTGTTGGAGATCAGACCGGAGACGATACTGGCGATGAGCGGAGCCATGTTAGTTGCTCAGTGTAAAAGTTAGATTTTGATGCCGAGGATAAGTCACAACTCGTTCGCCCTCTGGGCACTTGTACTTGATCGTAGCAAGCAGCGTTGATTTGCCGGGAGCTGGCGTTTCTTTGAGTGTAAGCGAATAGGTGAAGGTGTCAACCTCTGGCCCAGCAGGGCCGGAAAACTTGGGGTTAGACGACACCGCCTCATGAACTACACCCTTGCCATCCCTGATCGCCGGTACGAAAGACTCTACCGAACAATCGTCACGCTTCTTGATCCGAGCCACTGTGACTAGCACTGGTTCGCCAATCTTACTATCTGCAATCTTAAAATGCTCAGGCACCCACTCGATGATCGCGCTGTCTAACCAGCCGAACTTATCAAACAGCGTGTAACCACCGCCCAGTGCAGCAATACTGGCAGCTACTGCTCCGATTGCCTTGTGGTAGTCGATCACTCACGCCTCCAACAAGCTCGCAATCCGTCTAGCCCAGCCCGTTGAAAAGATCGGCCAGCCCTGCATGTTCGTCATCGCCCGGAGTCTCCGAGCTACCATCTTCCGAAGCAGCCCATCAGGATTGATTTCATGGAGCGCAGCCAAGGTCTTTGGGCCGAGGACACCATCAGGAGTCGCACCAACGGTTTGCTGCAACCACTTGACCGCTTGACCCACACCGCTGTTCACCGCAGCATCAAACACCGCATAGCGCACCACAGGAGGGAGGTTGTCGGCTTGAACCGCATCCCAATACGACTTCCTGTAGATCGCCTTGGCGACATCGGTCGGCATGGTCTTCATCGGGCCGTCGTAGCAGTGCTCACGCGCAACAGCAATCGTGATGCCCCACATGGTCTCACCACCCGGATCATTCGGGTGGTTTGAGTACGACCCCTCGTGCCCTAGAAGGTGATGGAAAGCGGTATCAAAGTTCATTTAGGCGGCTTCTTGTGTAGCTTCAGGCTCTTCAGCCGGGGTGACCTGCGGAGCGGCTTGGGCTTGGATAGCCTGCACCAGTTGATAAATGTCCGCGTAAGGGCGCGTCCCCAGATACTGAAGAACAGCGTTCACGAGGGACAAGGACAGTTCAATTTTCTGATCGTTCATGCTTGACTCCAAGGCAAGGGTGGCTGAATCACAGGAGGGTTGATTTGGTTGTCGATCTGAGCTTGTACCGCAGCCTCAGTCGCGTCCTTGTCCACACCATTCGCCCAGATCCAGCCCAGCACGATGTCCTGAGTCAGATCAGCGTAGGGGGTGAAGTTTGCCGGGTCAGCAGGGGGCAGTGAGCAGGTGGAGTACACGCTTGCGCTGTAGCTGTCCTGTGTGCCGTTGCAGCGCCAGCCCACGGTGATCACCGCTTCGG